TTTAACGGCCAATACGGCTATTGCGCCGCCGAGCGCTACCAAATTAAAGAGGCCGTAGCTAAAGCGTGGCCTAGTAGAAACCCCGATATATTTTTTAGTATTAAAGAGAGTAATAACGGCCTAGTAGAAACCTTAAGAAAACATACCCAAGACCTTTACGAGGTATTTATAGAAAAAACTAAAGAGTACGCCGCGCGTATGCACAAAGTAGCTACCGACAACTATAACCAACCGCTAGCAAGTTTTTACCCCTCTTACGGTATTGAACTAGAAACCGTAGAAAGCTACGGCCGTATAATAGAAAGGGTAACCGAAAAAACGCGCCGCGCTTATACTGAGTTACAACGTAACCGCTCTAAATGGTACGAAATAGCTAGCAAGCCTTTCGAGGTTTTCGAGGCTAAAGAGGTTAAGCACGCTAACGAGCACTACGAGAGTAGCCTACTAAGATTAGCCGCTAGATTAGAGGCTAAGGGTATTAAAGGCGACTTTACGGCCGTTAGCGGTAGAGTAGGTATGAACTTCGAGGTAGTAATTAGACACGGCGACACTACTACCCGCGCTTGGACTATTATAGCGGAGGGCCCTATAGTAAGAGCACATTACCGCTACCTAGTTAAGTAAAAAATAAGGGGGCCACTACGGCCCCCTTTTAACCTAACCCATATAAGCAACAAAACACAATACAAACCTAAAACCAAATTTATGAAAGTTTTACTACCCGACTACGGGCTTACTTACGACACGTTACTAGCTTTATTACCAAGCGAGGTAAAAGACGGCTACCGACTAGAGCACAATAAAACGTATAACCTCTTAACGATAGGCTATAAAAGGCTTGGCGGCCCTTTAGACTTATCTATACCACTCGAAAAGGTGCGAATGATTAAACGCGACGAGGTTAGCCTAGATATAGTAGCTAGTAATTTTTACCTATCTATTTTTATAAACGTGGAGTACATAAACTTACAAATAAATTAAACCCCCTCTATATGAAACAAAGCACTAAAGACGCTATAGTAGTTACCATAGGCCTTATTTTAGCCCTATTAGGCGACGAAATTTTTAGCCGTATTTTCAACTTTTAACCTCTTTACCTAAACCAACAAAAACCTAAAAAATGAGTAAAACCCTTTGCCACATTACCGCCCAGCGCTACGAAAATTACGGCGCTAAAATACACGGTATAGACCACGCCGCTTGGAAACCTAAAGGCGCCCAAATGTTTAGCCTTACGGTCGACGACGACTATTTTTTTTACGGCGAGCCTCAAACTATAGAGGCTATAGAGCAACTACTTAGAGAGTACTCTAACGACCACGTAAAGTACGAGTATAGAGAGCACGAGCTAATTTTTTGCGATATAAAAGAGCTAGACGCGGATAAATTCGAGCTAGCCTACGAGCAAATAGTAAACAAACTTAAATCTACAACCAATAACTAAAACCTAAAACTATGTACTACGTAGAAAAAGGCGCCCTAATAGCGGCGCCGCTCCCACTTGAAACCAAGACCTACAAACCCGTAGAAAACGGGCAACTTATTGACCTAACCCTTAACGCTTTGGTAGGCTCGGGGTTTGAGCTAGCCGAGGAGGTTTATACAATGACCGCCGACGGCCAAGTAGCTAACGGCCGTTACACTATTAAAAACATAGCCGACGACCAAATGGCTTTACAAGTAGGTTGGCAAAATTCGTACAATAAAAGCCTAGCGCTTAAGTTTGCTATCGGTACGAAAATTTTTATATGCTCTAACGGGTGCGTATCGGGCGACTTTGGAGCCTTTCGTAAAAAACATACGGGCACGGTCCAACACTTTACCCCTAACGCTATTACCGAGTACATAAAAAGCGCGGGCGACGTGTTTAGAAATATGCAAATAGAGCGGGAGGCTATGAAAGAGTACGATATAAGCAAGCGAGTAAGGGCCGAGCTAGTGGGCCGTATGTTTATAGAGGAGGGTATAATAGCCTCGACCCAACTTAATATAATTAAGGGCCAAATAGCTAACCCTAGTTTCGACTACGGCGCTAGCGGTAGCCTTTGGGAGCTATACCAACATACTACGTACGCCCTTAAAGAGGTGCACCCTACCCAATGGCTTACTAGCCATATTAAAGCCCATAGGTTTTTTAATATGGAGCTAGAAGAAATAACCTATTAAAATAAGACGTAAGGGGCGGTTTTTACCGCCCTTATTTACGTCCCTATTATTTTGGTAAAACTTTGGTTTTTATAAAGTAATTTAGACGTAAAATTTACATATATGCAAACACTAAAAGAAAATAGAGGCGGCCCTAGAAAAAATAGCGGCCGTAAACCCGTAGCCGACAAAAAGCAACCCGTAACGCTATTTATAGAGCGCTCGGTAATTGAAAGGCACGGCGGCCCCGATAAGATTAAAGAGGCGCTAATAAGTAACATAAAACAAACCTAAACCCCTAAGCTATGTATGCAACTAAAAGCCTAGAGCTAACTACTCGGGCGTCTAACGTCCTTAAGGTAATTTTAAAAGCTAGCAACCGTATAACCGAGCTAGAGCAAAAAATACACGAAAACGAGCGCACCGCGGCGCTATTCAACGAGGCGCGGCTATATTACAAAGTAGAGCAACTAACTAAGAAAAAAAACGCGGCTAGCGTAGCTAAAGACCGACTAGTAAAGTACTACGGCGGGCTAGTTTTGCGAATTGTTTACAATGGGTTAAAACAAGGCGTTTTTGAGCACCTAGACGAGCCTAGTAAGACCCCTAAAATTTAAGCTATGGCTATACTTATATTTAAGGTTTTAGCTCTTTATATCCTAGGGTATATACTTTTACAAATGGTATCGGATTGGCTACTAAAGACCTCCGAAATAGAAAAACCCGCGGCTATATACACTACAAAGACTATAGGGCACTATAAAGCCGACTACGAGCAAATAAAAACCCTTATAGGCCAAGCTAAAACGCTAGAGCAAATAAAGCACCTATTTAACGCCGTTTACTCTTTTAGGGTAAGGTATAGGCACTTTACCAATTACGGCGTAGACGTAGAAAAAACTACCGACCAACTAATAAGCCTAATAGACGAAAGGCTTACCGCTTTAAAGCACGATATCCCTAAAAACAAACTCTTAAACCTCTTTTTTTAAACAAAAACCTAAAAAATGGAAAGTACAAACCAAATGCAAGTAATGCAAGACGTAAGCGCTTTTAGCGCTCCCGCTCAATTCGAGCACGCCCAACGAGTGGCAAAAATGTTATCGAGTAGCGACCTAGTACCTAAAGAGTACCGCGGCAATATCCAAAACACGCTAATAGCTTTAGAGGCGGCTAACCGTATCGGAGCTAGCCCGCTTATGGTAATGCAAAACCTTTACGTAATACACGGGCGCCCAAGTTGGAGTAGTAGCTTTATAATAGCGGCTATTAACTCTAGTAAAAAGTTTAGCCCGCTACGCTTTAAAATGGGCGGCGAGGGCGACGCTTACGGGTGCATAGCTTGGGCGTTAGAAAACGGGACCAACGAGCGCCTAGAGAGCCCTAAAATAACTATGGGTATGGCTAAGGCCGAGGGTTGGGTAACTAAGACGGGTAGTAAATGGAAAACTATGCCCGAGCTTATGCTTATGTATAGGGCCGCGTCTTTTTTTGGTCGCTTATACGCTCCCGAGGTCCTTATGGGTATGCACTCGGTAGAGGAAATACAAGACGCCGAGGTAGTAGTAACTACTACGCCCAAAGCTAGTAAGGCCAATAAAGAAAACGAGCGCTTAACCTTGCTTATTAACGACGCCGAAACCGTAGAGCAACTAGAGGCACTAAAAGCCCATATAGACCCAACTAACGAGCCCGTAATAGAGGCGTATTTTTCTAAACTTTCAACTTTAAAACCTTAATACTATGCACCCCGAAAATATACTTATACGTTGTAGCTCCCTAGGTAAACTTATGACCGAGCCAAAGCTAAAAGCCGACAAAGAGGCGGGCAACCTATCGGAAACTACTAAAAGCTACCTAGTAGACGTTTACGTAACCGAAAAATACGGCCGAGAGCCCGAAATACAAAGTAAATACATAGAGAAAGGGCTAGCCGCCGAGGACGATAGTATAACGCTCTACTCGAGGCTAAAAAAGGCCTTTTATAAGAAAAACGAAACTACCCTTAAAAACGAGTATATAAAAGGCACGCCCGACCTATACGAGGGCGAGAGTATAACCAACGCCGAGGTAGTTATAGATATAAAAACAAGTTGGGACGTATTTAGCTTTTTTCGTACTAAGGCTAAAGACCTTAATAGCGACTACTTTTACCAACTCCAAGGCTATCTAGCCCTTACGGGAGCCCATACGGCTAAGTTAGTTTATTGCCTAGTAGATACTCCCGAGTTATTGATAAACGACGAAAAACGGCGCCTAATGTATAAAATGGGCGTAGCTACTGACCTTAACGAGGAATACCTAAAAGCGGCCGAGGAGCTCGATAAATCTATGAGGTTTGAAGATATACCCATAAACGAGCGCGTTTACGAGGTAATTATACCAAGGGACGAGGACGTAATTACTAAAATGTACGACAAAGTAAAAAAGGCTAGGCTATACCTTGCCGACTTAGAAACCAAACTAAATGGCTAAGACACCCCTACCCATACCTAAGCTAATAGCAAAGGCTCAAACCGTTTTTAACGCTTGGATAAGAAACCGCGACAAGGCGCTAGGTTGTATTTCGTGTGGTGGCCCCGTAGAGCAAGCGGGCCACTACCTTAATACTAAATACTCCGCTTTTAGGTTTAACGAAACTAATGTTAATGGCCAATGTATACGGTGCAATATGTACGAGCACGGTAATTTGATAGCATACCGACAAGGCTTAGTAAGGCGTTACGGCGAGCTAAAGGTTACAATACTAGAGGGTTTTATGGCTAGAGGCGTACATAAATGGAGTAGGCTAGAGTTGGAGGCTATTATACAAAAGTATAAGCTAAATGATAAAAAGGAAATTTAAACGGCCCCCGCCTCCCGAGCCAATTATAGTAAACCCTATTAACGAGGTTTGGGTATATTATACCCGCCCTACGTTAATTTACCCTATACCTTGGAAAGGTTGGGCCAAGTTGGAAAAAATTAACGAACTTAAAAAACTACTTGAAAATGGCACTACAAAAATTAACTTCGCTAAAAAGCGACATAAAGGGACTACTTGAAACCGTACCCCAATTAAGGGATAGCGACAACTTACTAGTATCTACCTATTACTCTATTTTATTAAAGGACCAAATAGCCAAGCTAAGCGGCGTAGCCCTCTTAAAACTTATTAGGGACGGTAGGCTACCCTCGGGGGATAACATTTGCCGCGTAAGGCGCAAAATACAAGCCGACACGCCCGAGCTAAGGGGTAAAACGTACTTAAAGCGCAAAGAGTTAGAGGTAGAGGTACGGGAAAATATAGGCGACCTATGAGCGAAAACTTAACCCTATACGTTATAAAAATTATAAACGTAAGTAAGTCTAGTATATGGTACTATGCCCGAAAGGGCCAAACTTTCGAGGCAATTATAGAAAAAAGGGAGGGCGTCGAAATGTATAGAGTAGCCGCCCTTACCTATTTCTATATCTACCCTATGGACGCCGAAATAGTAGAGGTAAAAAAAGTACCCAAATACACGAAATTTTAAAAACTCCTAAAAAATTAAAAATATGGCTAAAGACCCCGCTTTTTTGTTTTACCCTAACGACTTCGACGCGGCTACTAAGTTTTTTACCGACGAGCAAGTAGGTAAGTACTTAAGGTTACTTATAGCCCAATTTCAGCACGGGAGGCTAAACCGTAAGCAAATTACTTTTATACTAGGCTCGGAGCCCGACGAGGAAATACTAAGCAAGTTTAAGGTAGACGACCAAGGCAAGTACTACAACGAGCGCCTAGAGGCCGAAATAACGAAACGTAAGGCTTTTAGCGAAAGTAGACGTAAAAACGTACAAAAACGCTACGAAAGCGCTACTAGTGTATCTACTAGTCTACCTACTAGCGAGGTACGTATGGAAAATGAAAATGAAAATGAAAATAAGAGTACTAAAGACAAAAAAATACAACTTTCGCCTACGGGTTTTATGGCTAGTACCGAGCACTTAGGTATAGAAATTAACGAGGTACAAGTAGGCGCTTGTATTGAGTACCTAGGTATAACCAAAAGTAAGCGCGTTACTCCCGACTTCATAAAAAAGCTATGGGAGGTATTTAAGGTTAAAGAGTTTACGGGTAAAAAATGGTATAACGACGAGCGGGCCGTATTTACCCACTTTTTAAATAGCCTTAAATACGAGAAAATAGACGACGCTAAGGCTACCGTAATTAAGCCTAACGACAAAAAAGCCAACGATATACTAAGTTTAACCGACTAAAACCTTATACTATGCAATATATTTTAACTAATATAGATTATTGGAAAAAAACACTACTATATTGGAAAGAGGAAAAAGAAAGCGCAAGGGTAGGCTCTACCTATTACGGTAATTGTTGCGCTAGGATTGGACTTTTAGAGGATATTTTTAAATGTTTAGAGCCAATAAAACAAAAGCCCCAAAAACAACCTTATAAAATGAGCCCTATAAATTGGCTAGTTAAAAAAATACGGTCCTTTGGTATAGATACTAGTTTTTTAAACAACTCTATAAAAACGGCCAACGAAATGCGAAAGCGGGAAATAGAAACGCTTTTTACCGAAACCCAAGTTATAGACATAGTACGGAAAACCAAGGAAACGGGCCTTACCGCCGAGTACTTTATACTTTTACACAAAACCAAGCAAAAATTTAAAAAATGAACTTAAGCCAAGCTAAACTACAACCCCAAGCGGTCGAAATAGAGAGCGCTATACTAGGCGCTCTTATGCTAGATAACACCGCTTACGAAATAGTTACCCCCTTTATTACCTCTAGTAGTTTCTACTTAGAGAAAAACGAAACTATTTTTAAGGCTATAGAAAGCCTAGCTAATAGCCAAAGGCCTATAGATATACTTACCGTAGCCGACGAGCTAAAAACCCAAGGCACGTTAGAAAAAATAGGCGGCCCTTATGAGCTAGTAAAACTAACTAACGCTATAGTAAGTAGCGCCCACGTAGAAACCCACGCTAAAATAGTAGCCGAGAAATTTATGCTAAGGCAACTAATAAAAATAAGCACTACGGTAATAGGCGCCGCTATGGACGAAAGTAGCGACCCTTTCGAGGTAATGGACGCGGCCGAGAAAGCTATACTAAGCCTAAGTACCTCTACGAGTATAGGCGGCGTTACCGATATAAGCGCCGTAGTAATGGAGGCGCTAAAAAAAGTAGATAGTTGGAGGCAAAACGATAGCACGCTAACGGGTATACCGACGGGCTTTGCCGAGTTGGACCGAGCTACTAGAGGTTGGCAAAACGGCGACCTAATTATAATAGCCGCCCGCCCAAGCGGAGGTAAAACGGCCCTAGCCTTAAACCTAATAAGAAACGCCGCGCTAAACTCTACTAAACCCGTAGCCGTTGGCGCTTGGTCCCTAGAAATGAAAGCCGTTTATTTAGTCTTACGTATGCTAGCCGCCGAGAGTGAAATAATACTACATAAAATACAAACGGGCCGCCTAAGCGACGAGGAAATGGACCAACTAGTAAGGAAAGGCGCTAATAAGCTAAGTAAGGCTAAGGTTTATTTCGACGAAAGTAGTAGCGTAAATATACGTAACCTAAAAGCTAAGGCTAGGCGCCTTAAAAAGAAAAATAACCTAGGGCTAATAGTTATAGACTACCTCCAACTTATGAGCGGCGAAAGCAACAAGGGCAACCGAGAGCAAGAGATTAGCACCATAAGCCGAGAGCTAAAAAACCTAGCCCAAGAGTTGGACGTACCTATAATAGCCTTAAGCCAACTATCTAGGGAGGGCGTTAAGGGTTGTAGTTGGGAGGTAGGGCCACCCGTTAGCGCTCTTAGAGAAAGCGGAGCTATAGAGCAAGACGCCGACCTTATCCTTATGCTATGGGGACCTAACGAGAGCGAGCTAGCTAACGACGCAAGCCTAGACGGAAAAAGAAAGCTACGTATAGCAAAGCAACGGAACGGCGTACTAGTAACCGTAGAGCTCGACTTTAGGAGCGAAATACAACTATTTAATAGTATAAAAACGTACTTTTGAGTATGTGGAAATTTTACCTATTTGAGTTTTTAATAGTGCTTACTATATCCATACTTTGGGTACACCTTATAGATAAAAGCAAAGACGTACCTAGGGACGAAAACGACGAACTTTTTTAAACAAACCTAAAAACTATAACTATGGCAAAACTAATAAGCCTAAAAATTGACGTAACCAAAATAGACAAAGCCCGCCTATACAAAGGCGCTAAAGGCACCTACTTAGACGCTACCGTATACCTTAACGACGAGGCCGACGAGTACGGCAATTATGGAATGATAACCCAAAGCGTAACCAAGGACGAGAGAGAAAGCGGCGTAAGGGGTGCAATTTTAGGCAACGCAAAGGTATTAAGGGACTTTGGAGCTACCGAGCAAAAAAAGCCCGAAAAACCAACCGAAACGCCAAAGCCTTTTAAAGATACCGTAACTATTAACCTTAACGACGACGACGACCTACCTTTTTAACTTACTCTAAAAGCTTACTATATGCTTAAATTACTAAAGTCCTTTGGCTTAACCCTTTTTATTTTTTCTATAATCTACTTACTAGGCTCTTTTTACTCCCTTAGCTTTGATATATCAAAATGGAACGAAAATACTAGGAGTATAGTAAGCGTTATGGGCGGGTTTTTTAGTTTGCTTTTTGGGCTTATTTATTACGCCTCTAAAAGCGAATTTATTTAAAGAAAGCCCTAGCGTACCCCTATAAAAAAAGTACTTAAATTAAGGGGTAACTTGCATACTAAAGACTTAACTATGGCTACTAAAAAGCGGGCAACCCCCGACAAAAAAGACACGCAAAAAAAGGAAAACCTACTTAAGGCGCTAGAGGCGAGCCTTGGGGTAGTATCGGTAGCTTGCAAAAAAGCAAACGTACACCGTAGCACTCACTACCGTTGGATAAAAGAGGACGAGGACTATAAGGCGGCGGTAGATAGTATAGAGGACCTTACGCTAGACTTTGCGGAAACGGCCCTACATACTCAAATAAAACGCGGTAACGTAGTAGCTACTATTTTCCTACTAAAGACCCGAGGCAAAAAGCGGGGCTACGTGGAAAAAACCGAGGTAGAGCACTCGGGCGAGGTAATAAGCAACACCGTAATAAAATGGGGCGACAAGGAAATAAAGGTATAAGTAAGTACTAGACGAAACCCATACACAAAGTAAGAGGTACCGCTTGCTTTTGAAAGGGAGTAGAAAAATTGGAGGCGGTAGCTACGCCTCCTACTTACTTTTATCATTTTGTTGGCTCCAACAATATGCTATAAAAATAATATGAACGACGCTATAGTATTTACCCGAAAGCAAGCCGAGGCTATGGACGCTATAGCTAGCGAGGCTTACGACTTTATCCTTTTTGGCGGGGCTATGGGCGGGGGTAAAACTTTTTGGGGGCTTTCGGCTTTGCTTATAATGTGCCAAGTTTTCCCGCGGTCCCGTTGGTGCGTAGTGCGAGAGGACCTAGAAAAAATACGTATAACTACTATACCGTCCTTTATGAAACTAAACGCGTCGGGTAAACTACGTACTAACCCTTACGAGTATACCCACCCTAACGGCTCGGTAATTATGTTTAAGGGGGAAAACTACGACAAAGACAAAGAACTACAATGGTTAAAGGGGCTAGAGGTTAACGGCTTTCTATTTGAGGAAATAAACGAGTGTAGCGAGGACACTTTTAACATAAGTTTCGGTAGGGCGGGCCGTTGGGAGTGCAACCCTAGACCTAAGCCTATTATACTAGCAACGTGTAACCCTACAAGTAATTGGGTTAAAAAGCGCGTATACGACAAGTTTAACGCGGGCGAGCTCCCTAGTAATTGGCTATACATACCTAGCAAAATAACCGACAACGACTACCTAACCGACGACTATAAGCGCAACCTCGAAAACCTCCCTAGATATCAATACGAAATGTATGTTAACGGTAATTGGGACCTACAACTAAAGCAAGGCGGCGAGTTTTATAAATGCTTTGAACTAGACAAACACGTAGGGCGCACCGTGTACGACCCTAGCCTACCGCTCCATATATCTTGGGACGACAACGTAAACCCTTACCTACCGCTTGGTATTTTCCAAATAGTAGGTAAAAGGGTAATGGCTATAGACGAAATAGCGGGCGAAAACCCACGTAACACGGTTAAAGAGGTTTGTAGGGAGTTTATACGACGCTACCCTAGCCATACCTCGGGCCTTTTTGTATACGGCGACGCTACGGCTAATAAGGACGACACTAAACTAGAGAAGGGGTACAATTTTTACCGCCTTATACTAGAGGAGCTAAAAGACTATAGGCCAACGTCTAGGGTATTACGCTCTAACCCGTCGGTAGTAATGCGCGGTAATTGGCTTAACACGGTCCTAGAGAAAGAAATAGGCGGGGTAAGCGTTGTAATAGGCGAAAATTGTAAGAAAATGATAGCCGACCTAGTCAATTTAAAAGAGGCGGCCGACGGTACAAAAAGTAAAGAAATGGAAACCGACCCACGTACTAAGATACGCTACCAAAAGCTAGGACACTTTAGCGACCTATTCGACTATTTAATGGTAGCGGCTTTCGGCTCGGAATTTGAAAACTACCAACGCGGGGGCTCGAGTATTTCGATTAACTTTGGTAAAAATAAACCTTCTAAAAATAGCTACTAGTATGGCCTACCTTTATAACAAAGACTACGCGGTAAGTATACAAGACGTAAACATAAGCCAAATAATAAACGCCGACGAGAGTATAAGGCTTAAAGCCCAACTAGCGGGCGAGGCCGAGGCTCAAAGCTACCTAAAACAAAAGTATAACGTAGCGCGGGAGTTTCAAGACTTGGGCGTATTTGTCTATAGTAACGCCTATTACGCGTATAACCGCGCTTACTTAGACGCTCCTATATACGATACTACCCAAGGGTATAGCTTAAACGTACTTAGGGTATTTAGTGGCAACGTGTACCGTTGTACTACGGCAATTACGGCGCCCGCGGGAGCGTTTGACCCTACCAAATGGGCACTAGTAGGCGCCCAATACGCTATAATATGGGTTAAACCCCAATACCCCGAGTTTAACTACGAGGCGTACTATAACATAGGCGACCAAGTTTACTATAATAACAAAACGTACACTTGTAGAGTGCAAACGCCTTTACTTAGCCACGATACCGCTATACAATACCGAGAAATTAAAAACCTACCCGCTCAAAACGTAGCCCCCGACGACCCTATAAGCGGGGTAGAGTATTGGGGCTCGGGTACGCCGTTTAGCGTTTCTAGTGTATGGCCTAACGCGTCTAATTTTTGGGTATTTAGCGACCCGCGCGACGCCCAAATGGTCCTATATCTTTGCGACCTAGTACTTTACCACTTGCACGCCCGTATAGCTCCGCGTAATATACCCGAGCTAAGGGTTAAGCGCTACGACGACGCTATAGAGTGGTTAAAAATGTGCGCCGAGGGTAACGTAACGCCAAACCTACCCCTAATAAGTCCAAAGCAAGGTAATAGGATAAGATACGGCGGGGGTATTAGGCAAATAAATTCGTACTAGTGTATATACAAGTCTAAAACACGTCTAAAACAAACCAAAAAAAGAGTAAACTATGGCTAATATAATTACCAAAAGCCTAAACCAAGTTAAAAGCTATCTATTTCCAACTCCCGACAACCCGCTAACGGGCAAGGTTGGGGATTGGCGCAACGTGAAAAACCCCGAGCGTAACCTACGTAGCTATATTACGCCCGTACAACTTCAACGTATTAGGACCGACGTACAACTTTGGCGGGAGGCGGTAGCCGAGGCCGAGCAAGCTTGGTACCCACACCGCGTACGTATGCAACGTATGTACTTAGACACCGTACTAAACGGCCACGTTAGCGCGTGTATGAGTAGGCGTAAAAACCTAACACTACTTAAAGACTTTAAGCTATGCAACGAGTTAGGCGAGGAAAACGAGCAAGCTACTAAGCTACTTAAAAAGAGTTGGTTTGCTACGTATTGCAACTATGTACTAGACGCCCAATTTTTTGGGTATAGCCTTATTAGTTTAGGCGACCTAGTTAACGACGAGTTTCCTAACATTACTACTATTAGGCGCTTTAACATAAGCCCCGACCGCGAAAACGTAACTAGCTACGTGTATAGTTTGAGCGGCGCCCAATTTAAAGAGGACCCTTACCGACTTTGGAACGTATGGCAACCAACGCCTACCGACGTAGGTATAAGCCTTTGCGGTTACGGGTTGCTCTATAAAGCCGCTATGTACGAAATTATTTGCCGCAATACGTTAGGCTTTAATACCGACGCCGCCGAGTTGTACGGTATGCCAATACGTAAGGGTAAGACTAACAAGACTACCGAGGAGGAACGCGCCAACTTTGAGGCGGCCCTTGCTAATATGGGTAGCGCGGGTTATATCTTACTAGACACCTTAGACGACCTAGAGCTAATAGAAAGCGGGACCTCGGGCAACGGTTACAAGATATACGAGAGCCTCGAAAGCCGTTGCGAGAAAAAAATAAGTAAAATACTCTTAGGCCACGCGGACGCCCTAGATAGTACTAGCGGAAAGCTAGGCGCTACCCAAGGCGAGGATAGCCCCGTAGCCCAAGCCCTTACCGACATACAAAGTATAGACGTACGCTTTTTAGAAAATAACATAAATAGCGAACTATTACCAAGGCTTAGAGAAATGGGTATGAGTATACCGCAAGACCTTTGCTTTATGGTTAAAAACGACGAGGAGCGGGAGGCTATGCGCCGTAGAGAGGACGAAAGTAACAAGGTTACGGCCGAAATTGCCCAAGTAATGAAAAACGCGGGGCTACAAATGGCCCCCGAGTATTTCGAGGAAAGGACGGGTATACCTACCCAAGCGGTACCAACGGCGGCGCCTCCAACGGCCCCCGAGGTAGGAGGTATTACTAACTCGATAAAAAACCGCTTAAATGAAATTTACCGATAAGCAAATAGAGGAGCTACTAAGCGGAGTATACGCGGGTAAAATTACGGTAGACAAACTACCCGAGGACCTTTACCTAGCTATAGGGGACCACCTAGAGGACGCTATACGGGAGGGTTGGGGCGAGTTAGCTACTAACATACCGCTAGGTACTCCCGACGTGCCCCTATATAATGCCTTACGCGAAAACGTGTATATATTTAGCGCGGCTAAGACCTACCAACAAGTTAGGGATATGGCCGAGTTTATAGCCGAAAGTACTAGCTATACGAATTTTAAGCTAAAGGCTATGGAAACCTACGACGAGTATAACGTAAATTGGCTTAAAGCCGAGTATAACACGGCCGTAGGACAAGCCCAACAAGCCAACCAATGGAAACGTATACAAGATAGTAAGGAAACTTTCCCCTATATAAGATACTCGGCGGTTATAGATAGCAAGACTAGCGAAATATGCCGACCCTTAGACGGGGTTACTCTACCCGTAGACGACCCTTTTTGGAATAATTACACCCCGCTTAATCATTTTAACTGCCGTTGCACTCTAGAGAAAATAGACAAGTACGAGGACGTTACTATAACACCCCAAAGCAAAATAGACGAACTAAACAAAGAGCTAGCCGAAACCGTAAACGACGAGTTTCGAATGAATAGCGGTAAAGACGGTTATATATTCGACCCTAATAGCCACCCCTATTTTAAAGTAGCGCCCAAAGACAAGCCGCTAGCTAAAGAAAATTTTAACTTGCCTATACCGCCGCCTATAGAGCCAAAGGTAGAGCCGTTAAAAAAAGACACGGGTATAGAGCAACGCCTTAAAAAAGTAAAAGAGGAGGCTAAACGCTTGCACGAAACGGGCGAGGGTAAAACTTTTAGGGAGTTATCCGATAAAATAAAGGCAATTAACGACGAAACCGAGGTGGTTTACGACAAGTACGAGAAACTACTAAAAACTAGAGGCTTTAGCGACCCCGAAACTGTAGAGGTTAGGAAAAAATTTAACGAACTTATACTAAATAGGAGAGCATTAGAGGCGCAAAGAGAGCCTATAAAGCTACTATACGAAAGTAAGGTTACGGAAATTTTAGAAAATAGAAACGCCCCAAGTAAATTTACACTAGGGGCTAGCCCAACACAATATAAAAGTATTGAAAGATTAAGGGCAAGCGAGGACGCTTTTAGGCGTATAGTTGGCAATAATTTACTAAACGAAAACGTAAGTATAGGCGTTAATACGCTTAGAAAGGACGGGCGGGCTTTTTATAGGAGTTACGAAAATGCTATTTCAGTTACTAAAATAGAGGAATTAGGTACAATTACCCACGAATTAGCGCACGGGTTGGAGTACCATAACAAGGGTTATTTTGAGAAAGTAAAAGCCTACTACGCTAAAAGGACCGAGGGCGACACCTTGGAGCGCTTGCGGGACGTAACGGGAAATAAAAACTACGACACTTGGGAGGTTACAAAAAGGGATAAGTTTACCGAGCCTTATATAGGCAAATGGTATAAAAATAACGCGGGGCAACAAACGGCCACGGAACTTACTAGTATGTGGTTTACCGAGGTATATAAAGACTTAGACCGCTTTATAGAAACCGACCCCGACTACTTCGAGCACTTTTATAAACTCTTTAACGAATGATTATAAAAATAAAATTAAACGGCGAGCCCGTTACAATAAAAGACGGCGTAGCCTATAGTAAAAATAAACCTATAGAGGAACTTATTAACTTTGTAAGTAAAACTATAGGCTTAGGGGGTCCCTCTTATATGGGGTATCTACCAACTTTACGGGATATTTTCGGCGACAAGATTAGAGTAATAGACGTAGAGGACGAGCCTAAAGACGTTATACACTAAATTTAACTATATGAAACCAATACAAGTACTTAACAAATTTTTAGAGGCGCGGGATTGTATGCACCTAGTACACCTTAATACTACTAGCTACGCCGAGCACAAGGCGCTAGGTAAGTTTTACGAGGGTTGGCTAGACCTAGTAGATACGTTTATAGAAACCTTACAAGGTAGCCAAGGTAGAGTAGCGGGCGACGTTACTATAACCGCCTCTAGTAGTACCAACTCGGTAGAGTATTTAACCCAATTACGGGCCTTTTTGCAAGTAGACGCGCCTAGTATTATAGCGCCCGAGTTAGACAAGGACCTAGATAACATACTTGCGGATATGTTAGGACTAGTAAACCAAACCCTTTACCTATTAACACTTAAGTAATGGTATACAACTTTAGCGACTACGAGCCTACCCACAATAAAGCTATAGACCTTTGCGCTAACCTAATAGCTAACGCTAGGCTACATAGTTTACCTTTAAAAGCCTTGCACCTTACACCCTTGTACTATGAGTGGTATAAGAGCGGGGTACAAACTTTACTAAATAGGCCGCTTTTAGACGACGAATTTATGGAGTTTGACGGGGTAAACATAGAAAAGGGTAGTAGATACCAAACTAAAAGCGTAGTACTCGAGTATTACGAAAATAAAACCGTGCAAAATTGAGCAAGTTAAAACTAGACGAGGCGCTAGCTAGGTTTGAGCAAGTTAAAAAGACCTTGCCCGAGGTCCTAGCAAACGACGCCCAAAGGTTTTTTACTGCCTCTTTTAGAAAAGAGGGTTGGGACGACGGCGGCCTTAAGGCTTGGGCTCCTAGGAAAAACCCAAGTAGTAAAGATAGCGGGCGTAACTTACTAGTAAAAACGGGTAGACTACGTAGAGCGGTAGCTAATAGCGTAAGAGGGGTAGCTTGGGGGCTTATTAAATTTGTTGTAGACGTGCCTTATAGTTTCGTACATAACGAGGGCGGTACGTTTACTAGAAAGCAACACGCTAGAGGTAAATACTCTAGCCGCGACGTAGAGCATACGGGTATTTTTAGAGGTACTAAAACAAAACAAAAAACTAACAAACGGGTAGGCGAAATTACCGTAAAGGCTAACGACGCTACCTACCCCCAACGTAAATTTATGGGCGATAGTAAAACGCTTAGAAATTTACAACGGAAAAAAATTAACTTAGCGTTATCTAGTATATGGCAAACCTAAACGACTACTACCAAAGTCTAATAACAAAAATAAACGCTACGGGCGTTTTTCCTTTCGTTAGGATATGGAATAACCAACTAGACCAACTAGAGGACGGTAGTACTTACGCTTTCCCTTTCCCTAACGCTTTCGTAGAGGTATTAACCCCCGCCAACTATTTGCCCCTAGGAGGCGGCTATAGTATAGGCGAGGTTACGGTACGTATACATATAGGCCAAATAGAGTACGACGCGGGCGGCGGCCTTTTAGAGCAAAACACTAGCGTATTTTTACTACGTAACGCGGTTATAGTTGCTTTAAACAATTTCCAACCTACGGGAGGTAGTAGCCTTATGAAAATAGCCGAGCTCCAAGACTTTGAGCATAACAACCTATACCACTACCAAATAGATTTTAAGGGCAACCTAATAGATAGCACCGCTAGCACTATAGACGGCGGCGTAACGGGCGAAATTACCGACGTAATTTTTAGCCCTATAGGCGACGCCGACCCTAGGGCCGATATAGACGTAGTAGCTAGTATAAGCGGCGAACAAAACGAGGACTATAGAAAGTATAAACTAAAAAAATAACTATGGCTAGGAGTATAAACGAAATACAAGCGAGTATAATAGCAAACGTACAAGCCCAACCCGAACTAGCGGCGGCTAATAGTACAAGTAAGCGGGCTATATGGCGGCTATGGACCTACGTAGTAGCGGTAGCTATTAACTTTTTAGAGCAACTTATGGATATTTTCCAAACCGAGGTAGAGGCTACGGTAGCCCTTTCGGCTCCGCAGACGGCCCAATGGGTACAAGATAGAGTTTTAAAGTTTCAATACTCCGCTACCGACCCGCAAATAGTACAACTTATTAACCTAGTGCCCGAGTACCCCGTAGTAGACCCCGAGCTAAGGATAGTTACGCGTTGTAGCGTTAAGTCTACTATTTCTAACCAAGTAAGTATAAAAGTAGCCAAAGACGACCCCCCTACTCCCTTGGCGGTTGGCGAACTTTCGGCGCTCCAAAGTTACGTAGATACTATAGGGGTAGCTGGGGTAGAGTATTTAGTAACCTCTACGGCCTCCGATAAAATTTTTATAGACGCCGATATATACTATAACGGCCAATATAGTGCCGTTATCCAAACCAACGTAATAAACACTATTACCGACTTTCTAGCCGCTATACCTTTCGACGGGGTAGTAAAGCTATTAGACTTAGAGATAGCTATACGTAATACGTTGGGCGTAAACGACGTAGTTTTTAACAATATAAGAGCTAGAAAGGATAGCACGGGGCTAGCTTTGGCTACGTATTTAGTGGAAAATAACGAGCTAATAGCTAGACAATGGCCAACTATTAGCGGCTATATAGTAGGAGAAACTACCGCGGGTAGTACTTTAACCGATACCTTAACCTTTATACCCGAGTAATGAGTATATACGATATAAATTTTAACCAAAAAGCTATAGAGTTAGCGCCTCCCGACAAGCGGCGCCCTATTTTTGTTAAATGGGTGCAAAGTCTACTAAGCCAAAACACTATACTACATAAAAAAATTTTTATAGACTACAAAACGGGCGCTAGTTACCCTAACTATAACCCCGCTTTAACCTACTCCCAAGGGGTTTTAGTTATCTACGGCGAAACCGTTTACCAAAGCCTAGAAAACTCTAACGCCTCGGTACCTACCGACCCTAGCAAGTGGATAGTATACCAAACTAGCTTTATAGGGACCAATGAGCGTATAACATATAACCACGTTAAACTAAGCCTAGAGTACGCGCTTAACCGACGTTTTCAAACTACGTTTAACCAGCCCCCAACCCTTAGCGACATATATATAGTAACAAACGCCAAGCCGTTTGGCCCTTTTATAGTTGGCGCCGACGAGCCTATAAGTAGCTCGTCTTATAGTACTACTAGCTCGGACTTTATAATAAACGCGTATAGCTTTGGTACTCTTTTTTATAACTTTACCGTATACGTACCTTTAGCCGTTTATAACGGCGTTAGTGCGACCCCCTCGGCTAGGGAAAACATTTTTAGGACCTTTATAGACCAATACAACACTATAGGAATAAATTACAACATACAAACCTACTAAAATGAAAAAAGTAAAAACCTCGGATATAACTACCGCTATAGGTATGCCTATAAAAAGCGGTACTATTGACCACTTACAAAGCGCCTATACCGACACCTTCGTAAGCCTTGTTAAAAACCTAATAGGCAAAGAGTACGACGCTAATAAAGTTTATATTTTGGAGGGGTTAGAAAATACGGGCACGGGCAACACTTATACAATAAGCGCGGGCTCGGTATTTTTTTCTAACGAAATTTTCCAAGTAGACGCTTTTACGGGTACCGCGGCTAGCTCTAGTATTGTGCCTATGGTAAGCGTTACTACTACTTACTTTAGCGACGCCACGGCCGACCCCGTTACGTTTACCGACGGCGTACCTAGAAACGTGCACGAAATAAGAAAAGCAACGCTAACGCTCCAAACCGTTACCCTACCAACTGCTAACCTAAGTTATTTAAACTTTGTACCCCTCCAAACTAGGGCCAAAGTATTTAGCGCCGCGGCGGGTAATTTGCCCGCGGGTATCGTTTACGGGGGCACGGCCTCGGGTACGGTCAGCTTTATTAGCCTTTACGTTACTAAGTTGCAAGACCTTTGCCTAGTAAATTACGCTATAGGCGTTAATATAACTACGGCCCCCGCTAACTCGGATAGACAAGCCGTTATACCTTTAACGGGCCTTGGTTTACCTTTCCCTAATGGTATAGTAACTATAGGGGGAACTACTTTTTACGGTAATTATAATATAGGACACGTAAGTAACGCGGGAGGCGGCGCCCAAGGTACGGGTACGATAGCGACTATAGTAAGCGACTTAGGCGACCCTACCCTAAACTATACGCTTATGGTAAATTATACGGCTATAGCGGCCACGGGAGTAAGAACTATTACGGGCCAATTTTTTTATAGGTGCGATACTCTTTAATTTTTTACTATGGTTATAAAAACTAAACTACTACCTAATAACGTGCTAGCTTTATCTATATGGCCTTTTATTATAGTAAACTCTAACGTAAAGCTAACCGAGGCAACTATAAGACACGAAAAAATACATATACGCCAACAAGTAGAAACCCTTATTTTGTTTTTCTATTTATGGTACGGTATAGAGTTTATAGTTAGACTTTTGCAATATAAACACCCTTATACCGCGTATAAAAATATAAGTTTTGAGCGGGAGGCTTTCGCTAACGAAAACGACGGCTATTTTTTACAATATAGAGAGCCTTTAAACTTCATAAACTACCTCTACTAGTGGCGACAAAAAAAAGGGTACATACTAACAAGGTTTACGGCTACTTAAAGCCAAAAAATGAGGCTTGCTTTAAGGGCTTTGTAGCGGTTAACGAGTTAGGGGTAAGCGAGGCTATAAATATAATTTTTAAGGACTATTTCCAACGAATAAGCGAAAGCGACAAGGCTAAGTACTTAAACTATAAAAAACCCTATTTAAAGTAATGTACCCCACACGCCTATAGTATTTAAAATAGGCGCTAATTTTATGCTAGTGAGTAACTTTATTTATACCATAGACGTAGAAAGCGACGAGCCTATAATGCTTATAAATAAGCACATCGGTAACGACGACCAACTAGGGCAAGGTATAGACGGCTCTATATTTCAAGCCGAGCTATTGAGGCTTGACACTATGGGCAAAAAGCGTATACAAGTTTGGATAAGTAGCGAGGGCGGTATAGTAATGGACGGGTATAAAATTTACAACGCTATACTAAAGTCTAAGACTAAAGTAGACACGTATAACGTCGGTATATGCGCTAGTATTGCCGCCGTAATTTTCCAAGCGGGCCGTAAAAGAATAATGGCCGACTACTCCCTACTTATGTACCACAACCCTTACGGGGGCGAGAGTACCGAACTTAAAAAAATGCGCGAAAGTATAGCCGTAATGGTAGCCGAGCGTACGGGCAACGTAAAGGACGACGTACTTAAAATAATGGACCGTACTACTTGGATAAGCGCGGCCGAGGCTTTACTTGGGGGTTTTTGCGACGAGGTAGAGTATAGTAAAGACGTAAATATAAAACACGGCAACGCTAAAGCCCTTTGGGAAAGCGGGGCACTTGTAGCTAATAGTATTTTAAACCCAAAAAATAAAAAACCAATGTTAACAAACGTAGCTAATAAGCTAGGGTTAAACCCCGAGGCCAACGAGGCGGCCGTAGTAGCCGAAATTACCGCTATACTCAATAAAAAAATGAGTATGGAGGACAAAATGGCTAAAATGGAAAACGAATACAAAGCCGCTAAAGAAAAATGCGACGAGTTAGAGGCTAAAATGGCTAAAATGGCCGAGGAAATTAAAGAGGCCGAGGACAAAAAAGCCGAGGCCGAAATGGACGCTAAGAAAACCGAGGCTAAAAATATGGTCGAGAGTTTCGTAAAAGCGGGCAAAATTAAAAACGAAAGCGCCGACAAATGGGTAGCCCAAGCGTTGGTAAACTTTGATAGCGTTAAAAACTTGCTCGAGGAGTTGCCTACTAACGGCAAAGCCGCGGTAATTAACACTAACCCCGTAGCTAACGAGGCGGCTCTTACAATGGTAGCGGCTAAGGCTATGCAAGACGTACGTAATAAACTTAAAATCTAAATTTTTTAACCCATAAATTAAAACAAAATGAGCGAGGCTTTAAACATTCAAGATACTAGTTGGTCGGGACCCGCCGCTAGCTATATGATTACCCGCGCCGTAGTAG